ATGGAAAACCTGTTTGAGATGGAGCAATTGGATAAGTTTGTATTTGTGTTTGTGTAGATGTGCTACCACTTAATGCTATTTCAGCAGTTACACCTATGTTAGATGTATATACTAATTTATTTGGTTTATCTTCTCCTGCTTCTGAAGTAAACACACCACTATATCCGTAATTATCTAAAAATACAGATTGTGTTGCAGGTCCATCAGTCATCAACGGCCAATGAGGAGTTTTATCATATATTTGTTGTCCAATTGGTTCTTGGAATATTCCGTATCCATCTAATGCTTTATAAACATCAGAAGTTACTAATGAGCCTGTGTTATCTACATATGTTGAACCTGAAAGGTATCGATAAAAGAAATCACCTTTAACAAACTTAACATTAGATTTATTATTCTGAGCTAAATCCGTCATTGTAGAGTTTACAATTCTACCAAATTCAAATATACCACACTTTGCGTTATTAGGATATTTTACTAATTGATAAGCGTATGAGCCAGAGTTAGCTACTGAACCATCCCATATGTAAAGATTGCATACATACTCAAAGCCTGAGTTTGCTACAGCCGTAGAAGATGATATTGAGAATACCATCGGAGATTGTGATAAACTTACCGTTGCTGGAGTTTGTAATATTGTTATTGCCATCTAATTAATTCTTTCTAATATAACCACTAAAATGGCAAAAGTAATTGATGACTACTTTTTAGTAAACCCAGCTTTTTCGAATATCACAGTAACTCTCTTCTGAACATTCTTATTAATGTCCAAAACTATTGAGTCTTGATATTCCTTAATTGTTTTTCTTAATTCAGGAGAGTTGGCTGCATTACCTGCGAATGGTCTTGCTTTCATTTTAGAAGTTCCCTTCTCTACATACTTACCATAAGCTGCTCCAGATGGCGCATAGTTTAATGTGATGAAATATTTATTCTTTTGAGTAAATATCATCCTCTGGTCGTTATTAAAACTACCAATCGTATTGTACAAATTACCTGTATCGTAAGGTGGTTTCTTCCAACCTGAAAATCCACCTCTTATATACTGCTGAGCAACTTGTTTATACTTCTTAGCTACATCCTGCAGTGTTTTCATAATTAAGGTAATAAGTTAAATAAACATCTATCTCTATTATTGTGAACAGTAAGTACAAACGATGCAGCCCAACCTGCTAACCCATTGTTAAACCTATCCGCAAATGGGGTACAGTCTATCGTAGAATTGATATCAAAGGCATCGGTACTATATTGTGTAAAGGAAGTTAAATCGTTCAATATAGACAAAGTATTGGCATGTATATCAACGGTATCATCCACTCCATAGAACGGAATCGTTTGAGCGTTTTTATCACCTGTTGATTCATTGTTTTTATTCTTTATCTTATCAGCAATTATAAGTTGAATACCATATTCAGTTGTTGTTGCACTAAATACTGATTCAGTAATTATTACATTACCAATAGGATATGCTGGAAACTCTCTAGTATCTATATCAGTAATGTCACCTTGCGTTACAATTCTAATTGATGGATGGTTTTCCATAATTGTTTTAAAGTAATCAAGTACATTGTAATATAAAGAATAGTTAGTTCCGTTATTACGAACAATTGCTGCCATATTATTATAATTGTATTCCGCCGAAGTATTGATTACTTTGGTCAGGATAGATTTGAGTTTGGTTACCTACTGATTCTAAATATTGTGGAATATCTTGTGAGTATGCAATTAAGAAGTTTTGTAATCTCAATGCATAATAATCAGCGTTATTTAAAGCCTTACTTAAAAGATAATCTACTTCGTTCTTAGCCGGTGCAGTACCTTGCTCACTTGTTTGTTTAACTGCTCCATTAGATTTAAACTGAATAGAGCTGAATGGTATATACTCAACTGCCGAATACCAAATTAAGGTATTCTTTATATAATCATCAACTAACTCTTCGTATCTACCTGTGAACGGAGTTCCTGCTACTATTTTATCTTGGATATAATCGAACAAAACAGTTCCTAAAAGATTCTTTAGGTATTTGTCTTGTGCAGTTCTTACAAATGGTAGTAAAGCATCTGCATCAATTGCACCCTGTAATGGGGTGTTCTTAATGATATCGTTTCTTGTTATGAATAATGCGTATGCCATAATTAATCTTTATATGTTTCGTATTCTCTTTTAAAAAATGCTGTGTTCATCGTTGTTGGTAAAGGCTCTTCATCCGTTTGGTCACCAGGGTTCTCTTGAGTTGCTGGGTTTTCCATTGCCTTATTTGTTTCATCCTCTACTTGGTCAACTGTCTTATCAGTATCTTCAGCTTGTTGTGCTAAGATAACTAATGGAGTTAATTGCTCAAAGTACAATTCAGTATCTACATATCCACCTTCCGTTAATGCCATGTCTAATGCGTTTAGTATAAGGTTTTGGAATGGAGAGATAGTCATTGTTTGCATAATAGAGAATGCGGTTTTCATCTCTTCTGATTGAGAGCTAAAACCATTGTTAGCAGTTCTGATACCAAATAGTAATGGCGAGGTAACTCTATGAGCAACCAATATTCTATCTTGCGTATATTCAGCCACATAAGTATATTTCTCATGTAAGTTATCTATGTTAATTACATCAACAGTTGGTTTGTTAGCTACATCATCATTAAATGATAACATAAATCTACCAGCGTTATCCGTACCTGTAAACTTAGCTTGAATTAAATCTTCTATTGTTTCTCTTTCTTCAGGAGCCGGTACACCATTATTGAAGTTAATCATTACTGCCGGTAAGAAACCATTAGTAATGTTATTGAAGTGTAAGTTTGATATTTCACCTTCTGATATTGAGAACTGCATTGCAGATACCCAATCAGGTAGTGAATAGTAATATAAGCCAGGGAAATAGTTCTTTATGTAAAGTATTTCTAGCTTTTCGTTAGAAGTTCCAAATGAAGGTATCTTCTTTTTATCTTTAATCTTTCTATGGTCATTCCAATCAGTACAATAGTAATAATTCTCAATCTTAGGAGAATCATATAGCTTTTCAGCTCTTAGTGTTTGTACTGGTATGTGATACATCTTAATTATCTTAGTATGTTCATCATTCCAATATACTTGATAAGCTGCATTACCAAACAATTTTAAATCAAATGCTACTCTCTTAGTTTCCTCTTGTGGGATTAACTTTTGAAGTACATCGTTGTATGCTTCGTTCTTAGAGTATACACCCTTACCAAATATTAAATCAGCTATACCTTCAACACATGCTGAGTTTGTTGTTGATACATTAAATGCGGTAACAACAGCATCAAAGAAATCATCTTGCCCATAAACACCGAATGGCACCCATGCGTAACGAGTCTTTGTATCCTCCGTAATCATAGGAAGCTGATTGTTGTTTACATTTACTACTGAAAAGTTTTGTTGTTGTTTCATATTAGTCCATTATGATATACCTGTTCTCTGATTGATGAGAAAGATATTGCGTATTTTGATTTTCGTAAACTGATTTATCTACTGATTGTGAGCCATATACCTGAATAGAACCATTCCAAATATCAGTTGTTCCGTTCTTTATGGTTGCTCTATACTCACCACCTACTATTGCTCCACTAATAGAAGCAGTAAATGCTAACATACTTTCATAACCATTATAAGTGATACCAGAAAGTGATGCGGTGAGATTGTTTAATTGGTACATATCTTGCAGACTCATAGTATAAGCAGAACTGGCAGTAGGTGCCGTTCTAATAGTAAAGTCATTGCTCTGTGATATATAATAGCTTAACATTAAGTAGTATTTAAGTTGTAATTATCTATTCTAATAACAACAATATCTCAAATTATAATCATACAAAAAAAGGGATACTCAATTAAGAGTACCCCTTTAATATTTTATGCGTTATACTGAATTAGTTGTATACGATAGTTGGCTGAGCAGATAGACCAGCGAATGGTGAAGTAGTTGTACTTCCTGATAAGAATGCAGCCGGTAATTGTTCTTGACCTGTGAAGGTTACTGAATAACCATAAAGGTCACCCATTGCTCCACCTGTTTGAATTGTACCTGCTGTTACATCAGCACCTTCTCTTTCACCAACTAACAATGCATCTCCGTTCATAGTGTATACAATGATTTGAGGTCTACCATAAGCCATAAGCTTTAATTGAGTAGTCATTTCATTGGTTAATTTCTTCAAGTTAAGAGTTAACTCTTGTGAGAAGAAAGTAGTACCATTTTCACGAGATGTATTTACTGTTTCAGTATATGCACTTGTGCCCTTCAATTCATAGAAATAAACCGTTGAGCCGGATGGTAACGCTGTTACTTCTCCGTTTGCGTTTTTCGTAAAGGAGCCAGTAGTGTAGTTGATAAAGTATACGCCGGATAAACCACCGATACTTTCTTTACATACTTCCTGACGACCTTGTGATAAATTACAAGCCATATCTGTTAAGTTTTATTTTGTTTAATAAATGGGTGAGAGCCTATCTCCCACCCGTTATTGTTAGTTAGTTATTAGTAAGCGCCGTAGTAAACGATATCTTGTCCGATACCAAACTGAACACCTGCTGTATATCTCATTACTATTCTGTAGTTTTGAGAACCATCGATATTAGCCATGTCTAATACTTTTACTTCATTGTAGTCAGATAATAAACCTGTACCGAAGAATAAGTTAGATTTCTGAGCTGCAACGATTTTAGAAGAACTCATACCTGGAGCCAATACGATTTCAATACCATTGAAGTTGAATGGTTTCTCACCAACATTCAATTGGTTGTTCCATCCGTTTGCTCCAACTGCACCACCTGCTAATGCTTGTTGATAAGCCTTAGCAACATTTGTTGGTACATATATTAACAAATCTTCCTTACCGTAAACAGTATCAGGGATTGTGTTAACTACTGAGTTCATGATATCCAATACATTCGCAGAAGTTACTGAACCAGAGATGATTGTTGAACCACTCTTAGCTGCTAATACTGCTGTTGCTCCACCAGCTGCAATTGATGCAGATAATGCTGATTGGAATCCAGCGAATTGTCCGTTGATTGCAGTACCTTGCCAAATTGATTGCTCAGTTGCTTCTGCTACTTTACCACCTACATAAGAGATTAAGTAATCGTTGAAATTCTTTGGAATCTCATCAAATGCAGAGAAACCTAATTGTAAAGCTTCCCAGCTATCTACGAATTCTTGCTTACACAATAGTAAGTTAACTTGTAATTCTTTTGGAGTCAATACTTGCTCAGAGATTGATACTGAACCTGAAGTAGTG